ATACGCGGGTTCTTCACCACGTTCTTGATGAAGCAGAGGCTTGGAATCTTCGGATTCGGAAAAGCCTCATTGGGGTTGGGTCTATTATTGATTTCCATAAATTCCGATTTATCGTTCTAATTACGCCGCAAAGGTACTATTTTTTGCCAAATTATCGTGTCTTTTGCGCCACCATTCAATCAATGTAGTTTTGCACAAGAAATCGCAAAACTACATTCTTATGATTGACGTTAACCAACTCACAGAACTTATCTCGGCTTTCCGTGTCGAGACAGAAAAGGAATCTATCTCGCCCGAGACAGTCGGCAAGATACTCCAAGACATCACCGACCTGCTCGCCACCGCATCGACGGACGCGGAGCGTCAAATCCTCGATGACTGGAAAGCCATGTTGTCGCAGTTCTATGTCGTCTATGACGTGGCGGATGCCAATATGCCCGACCCGCAGAACATGTTCCTGCGGTTGAAGGCTCGCAACCTAGGCAACGGCAACTCCTATTCATCGTCGGTGCCCATCGCTGGAGCAACCGACATGAAAGCAGGAGCGATGACGGCCACTCACGTTCAGACCATCATGGCCCTGCAAGCTGCCGTGAGCCAACTGCGTTCCTCGGTCACATCGTTGCAGACCGCAAGCAGTCAGCATGGCAACCAGCTGTTCATCATCCAAGCCGCAGGCTATGTCGTGACCGGCATAGCCCAGGGAAATCCTCACTCGTCGAGGGTGAACCTGCGGATCACCCAGCACGACGTGCGCACGGGTGAGGACTTCGTGTTTGACGGCAGCACCTATCTCACTGGCGCAACCAATGAGAAAGCCGGTGTGATGACAGCCCAACAATGCAACGCGCTGAATGTCGCCAAGACCGACATCACCGCACTTCAATCCGCCATGCGCAAGGTGCAGGGCGCAGGGTGCGTCGTGGATGGCGCGACCGTGTTCCACATCGCCACCGACAGAATTGGCATCATGCTGTTCGGCTACAACCTCGCCACTGGCGAGCGAGAGGTGGAATTGCAGCAACTCTACCTCTCGGCAGCCTCCGAGTATGGCGCAGGAGTGATGACCGCCCGACAGGTCAAAAGGCTCAACGAGCTTTATCAGGCGGTGTTCGGTTCAAGCAACAACGCCACCTCGTTCTTCAACTTCGGCATTGAAATCGGCGAGGGAAAGAGAGAACTCTTTCTGAAGCACGCCGTCAAGTTGGTCGAACTCGGCTATGTGCCGTACCTTTTCCGCTATTCGCGCAAGCGTAACCGCAAAATCGACAATGAAGGCATCAAAGGCCACGGCGATTTGCGCAAAGGCTGGAATGTCGTCGGCAAAGGCGAGACCATACAAATCGGCAACAACGGCCAGGTGAGCATCAACAAAATCGTGTTTGAACACGAGGAGTACAACGACGAGCAGATGCAGAGCATGGCGCAGTTCCAGAGCGAGGCGAAGTTCTTTGTCGCCGACAAATACGACGAAGCCATGGGTATAAGGTATGTGCCATTCGGCAAGAACCGAATCAACCTGCACGTGAAGATAAACAACGAGTACCAGCTGCGCAAGGTGCGCTTGCAGTACGGCATCGCCTTCGCCTCGTACCGTGCGGGCAAGCGGGAACTGCTCGACAAGACACGCCTTGTCACGCCTATTGTGCCGTTCCACATCGCCAACGTGCCGTTCCGCAACGGCGGCTACCGCTGGGTGTTCGAGCGATAACGGCACAAAAAAAATGATGAGCTAGGGCACATCATTATAAAGGACGGTGAACTACGGTACACCCTTATGAGTCGGAGAGAGCTACGGCACCCTCTTACTGATACTGCAAAGGTACTCACTTTTTCAATAACCACCAAAAAATCAGCAAAAAAATATGGATTTTTTCGTAGAAACGCTCAAAAACGCATCACTCCACATCCATGCCGTGTGGCTTGCCATCGCATACGTTGCCGTGATACTGGCAATGGCCGTCGATTTCATCGCCGGACTGCGAAAGGCGAAAATCGCTGGCAAGGTCACAACAAGCAGGGCATTGAAAATGACCACCGAGAAAGCAACCAAGTACTTTCTCCCTATGTTGTGCCTCTCCTGCATTGACGTTCTGACTTCCGTTGTCCTGCCAGCACCGTTTTTTACGCTGCTCATGGGCGCGTTCAACATCTTCTGCGAATGGAAGTCGGTGCTCGAAAGCACCCACGACAAGCAGGAGTTGCGCGAGGCAGCCAACACCTTCAACGTCATTGTCAAGAACAAGGACGACATCGCTGGCATCATCATGCAAGCGATGGAGATGATGGAGAAAAAGCAAGCCATCGAGAGTAATAACAAGAATATCAACCCCCAAACAACCGAAGAAACATGAAGAATAAGACATTCATCAACATCCAGCCCCAGGAAGTCACCGAGGGTGGCGAGCGGTCGGTGCGCTACAAAGGCAGCGACGGCAAGCTGCATGACATCACCGCCAAGCAGAAGCTGCCAGCACTCTCCATCGAGGAGAAAAGAACGTCGGTCAAAATCACTGTCAATGATTTACAGACCTCGGTACTAACCATCAATGAGTTCCTGATGAAATTTCAAGGAACGAAGTTTGCCGACTTCCAAATCATCAACGCTAGTTACACGTCATCGTCGGCAAACAAGATCTATTTCGCCAACAGCATCAAGGGCACGTTCAACTACTACTATGACCTCGGCAACTCGGTCGTGGAGTTCCGTAACGGAAACACCGTGCTTGACCAAATGTCACGCAGTGATTTCTCGTCGGACATGGCGGCTGTCAAGGCGTTCTTCGAGCGCACCATCGCCAGCATCATCGACCAACTCACGCCGTACTACTTCTTCTACTTCATGAAGAACGCTGGCATGGTTATCAAGTCATGCCGATTCACCGCAGTAGAGCAGCACGTCATCGTGGCCAAATCCGACGGCACTAGAACTGACCTCGGTTCTCTCAACCGCAGTTATTAACCATCAAACAAGTTTGAATTATGAAGAAGAAATTCATGAACATCAGACCGCAGGAAGTCACCGAGAACGGAGAGCGGTCAGTCCAGTACAAGGGCAGCGACGGTAAGATGCACGGCATCGCACCAGCTGGCAATGGCAGTGACACCGCCCAATCGAACATCGTGCTTGAAGTCAATTTTGCCGACGACGGCAAAGCGTTCACCGAAAGTGAACTGATTGACTATCTAACACAGTTCATGAGCGGCAAGTGCATTATCTGCATTTCCGACAACAACTGGGGCACGCAGAACGAGCGTCGCGTCGCTCTCGTCACACGTGCCAAAGGCTTCGAGGTCGTTGACGGAAGCATCGTCATCGGCAACTCGCTTACTTTCGAACTTTCAAGCCCTTCGTCTTTCGGCGACCTCGACGAAGTTATGTTCCTCAAACAGCAGGACGGCAGCTTTGAGTTGTCTCACTATTTCAACAAGTAAGCTATGAAAAAGAAAGTCATGAACATCAGACCGCAAGAAGTCACCCAAGGCGGTGAGCGGTCAGTCCAGTACAAGGGCAGCGACGGTAAGATGCACGGCATCGCACCCGCTGGCAACGGCGGCAGCACCGTCCAATCGCAAGACGTGCATCTTAAGGATGCCTTCGTCATCTACCGAAATAACTTGGCACTGCTAGGCCAAAGCGACCAAGTCGTCATCTACAAGATGAACGATTGGGTAAGAACGGAAGTCGATGTCGACACGCTCATGCAAGCACTGGAGCAGAACCCATCGCAGCCAATCCTTATACAATTAGAGTCAATGGAAGAAGGCTTCAATGTGGTGGCAAGAGTAATCAGCCTTGCATTGAGCCAAAACGAGGAAGACGAATCTTATTCGGCTTCGGTTATTTGTCTCCAATGGTGGGCTTACGAGGGTAATGTAGTGGATATTTTCAATGTTGTCCTCGAAAAGAATGAGCAAGGCTCCACCATTGAGTTTATCCCACAGGCATTTGCAATAGGTAACGATGATTCAGGCAATGGTCAAATCGCTAGCGGCACAGAACTTGGAGGCAATGGAAAGTTATAAAAACAAAGTAGTCATACTCGGCACGGCGCACGGCAGCAACGTGCCGGGGAAATGCTCGCCCGACAAGAAGTTCCGCGAGTATAAGTTCAGCCGTGAAGTCATCAAGCAGCTGAAGCCGCAACTCGAAGCGCTCGGCTTGCTCGTCTTTGTCGATATGCCAGGCGACGAGGTGCCACGCCCAGGCAACACCGAACTTTCTCTCCGTTGCCGGTACGTCAATGGAATATGCTCAAAGTTCGGCACGCAGAACTGCGTCTATGTGAGTATTCACGTCAATGCCGCAGGTTCTGACGGGCAGTGGCACACAGCACGAGGCTTCGCGGTCTATGTGGCACGCCAATGCTCGGCGGCGAGCAAGCGGCTCGCAAAATCCTTTTGCGAAACCGCTATCGCCATGGGATTGCGCGGCAACCGCTCCATCCCCAAAGAGCATTACTGGCAAGCCAATTTCTACGTTGTAAAGAACACCGCCTGCCCTGCGGTGCTGACCGAGAACTTGTTCCAAGACAACCACGACGACGTGGATTTTCTCGCATCACCAGAGGGCAAGGCGAAGATCGTAGAACTCCATCGCACCTGCATCGCTAAACATTTTGGACTATGAATGCACTCTCACTCGCTGCAACCACGGCAATGCTTGCTGTGGTATTGCTCGCGTCGTGCCACTCCAAAAAGGAAGTCACGGCTACCACGAAAGAGCAGTACGACATCGAGACGGCTGGCTCAATCTGTACTGCAACCGACGAGCGGTTGCAGTGGTTGAGCCGCTTATCGCTCGACATCGACAGCTTCGAGGTGGTGATACCCACACGCCATTTTGCTGAAATCGGCAAGATGGCTGGTGACACGGCGATGGATCTGCCTGAACAGTTTGCCCTGTCCGCAAGCCAACCTCGCCCTGGCTCGGTTGTCCTGCGAGGCAAACACGCACGATTGGGCAAGGCCGACATCGTTCAGCGCAACGCTGCGCGTTGCACTTCACAGGTTGACACACTGTCGGCTCACCGCTCAATCGACAAGGCTGACCATTACGCTCGTGACAACGTGGGCATCATGAAGCCCCCCGATGTGACGTGGTGGCCGTGGCTCCTGCTCACAGGTCTGCTTGTGGGTTCCATTATCATCATTTGGCTGAAAGAAAGAGGTAAATAGTTTTTTCATTATTGAAGTTTTTAAGGTTAATTGGGTAAAGGCTTTGCCGTGAGGCACGGCCTTTACTGCTTCAAGGTGTAAACACATGGCAACCGACCCCACAAACCCGCCCTTGACACAATGCAAGCATTGCCAATTTGCCCAACCCCACACCCCGATGTGGGCGGCGTTCCGGACTGGCTCGGCATGGCGGCGATGAGCTTTACGCTACGGACACCGGCTTACGGCTCACTACATCAGTCGGGTATCGAGGCGGCAAGCCGTTTCGACACCCGATTTCGCCACCGCCAAACCCGCGCACTCGGCTCTTATCGGTCGCTACTATTGCGCACCGCGTCTCATTACGACATCGAAAGTGCCACGCCTTCGGCTTGTATGCCTCTCTATTGACGGCGTTAGGAAGCGCATTAAGTCTGCCTCGTTACATCGGGTATCGGTTCGACAAGTCTCACTGACACCCGATGGTTTTCCTCTATGTCAGACACAATGCTCGACAGGTCGTTCCGTAACGCCTATGGTTCGGCAAGGGCACACTCAATGCTCCAATCGTCTTGTGCTCCATTACCGCTCCCTGCAAGCCCAGTGCTCTCGCTGCGCTCGGGGATTGTCGGTGGGGTGAGCCTATCCGAAGTCCTCCACTATGTTCGTCGCACGCAATGCATCTCACCGCCCATTGAACACTCGCCCACATCGCCTAATCACGAAATTGAGCCTTGAAGCGAGTTCGAGGCACGATTTCGTCAGAAAAGCGGAATCGACAAGCGTGGGTGAAAACCGATACTCCGTGTCGGTTTCACTCACGCACGTCAGCCTCATCACCGCACATTCCGCTCGGTCGAAAAGGCAATTTGCGAAAGCGAGGAAGAGGGTGGTCGGGGGGTCTTTGCAGACAGCAACGGGGCGCAGCCCCGTACCCCACAAAATGCTGTAAAACAGCCTTTTGACTTTTTCAACTTTGGAAATTTCGCACGTTTTTTCAAAACTTCTCCTAAATTTAACCAAGTAACTTGCTGATATAGGTATTTTTGAGCCTCTTTGAGGGCAAGAGAACGAAAAACACCTAAAATATTGTTGTTCAGTGAAATAGTGATTTTACATATCATCGAGGAACCCTCGCCACCCTCACAATAGAAAATTACTTGCCGTCGCTGTCTTTTACCGCCTCAATCGTAGTGCCGAAATTTGCACAACATCACCAATAAAAACATCGACAATGAGCAACATAAACAGTCAAGCAACCGTCAACCTGACCGTGAACGGTCAGCAACCCCTCCAAGTCCTGCAAATGCTGAAGCAGCGTGCAATGGAGTTGGAGAACGCCATCGCTAAAGCGGCTATGGCAGGGAACAAAGTGGAGCTACGCAAACTACGCAGGGAGTTGAGCGACACCAAGCGGCAAATGCGTGAGATAGAGACAAGCACCCAGCAGGTCGAGCGAGTAATGCTACGCCTCGACCGAGCCACGCCCAAAGAGTTGAACAAGACCTTGCAGACCTTGAACCGACAACTCGAATACATGGAACGTGGCTCTGCGGCTTGGAACGCACACGTGGCTAAAATCCAGCGTGTAAAAGCCGAACTCGCAAAGGTCAATGCGGAACTCCGAACGCAGGAGTCGTTCTGGACCCGCTTCAATCGTAAACTCAACGATTGGCAGACATCGCTCATGGGCATCGCCGCTTTGGTCACCGGCCTTGTCATGGCAGGACGCAAAGCGGTGAACTCCTATGCCGAGATGGAAGAAGAAATCGCCAACACCATCAAGTACACAGGCATGGCTCGTGACGAGGTGGTGGCGATGAATGATTCATTCAAGGCGATGGACACCCGTACCGGGCGAGACAAGCTCAACGAGCTGGCGCAGGAAGCAGGACGCTTGGGCAAGAACACCAGGGAAAGTGTTCAAGGCTATGTCGAGGCAGCCGACATCATCAATGTGGCATTGGTGGACTTGGGCGAGGGAGCGACCCAAGTCATCGCCAAGCTCACCAACATCTTCGGTGTCGAGCAGATACTCGGCACCAAAGACGCAATGCTCGCTGTCGGCTCCACGGTGAATGTCCTCTCGCAGAACTGTACCGCGGCGAAACCCTACCTTGTGCAGTTCGCCCAACGCATGGCTGGTGTGGGCGCACAGGCGAGAATGACAATCCCCGAAATCCTTGCCTTCGCCGCCACCCTTGACGCTAACGGTCAAAAGGTGGAGATGTCGGCATCGGCAATGTCGCGCCTCATCATGATGTTGTTCCAAAAGCCGCAGGAGATAGCAAAGACCGTCGGGCTTGACGTGGAGAAGTTCACCGAGACGCTGAACCGCAGCACCAACGAGGGCGTGCTGATGTTCCTCGGCAAATTGCAAGAGATCGGTGAGGCTGACGCGCTCGCCGCACTCTCGCCCTTGTTCAAGGACTTGGGCATGGACGGCATCCGCATGGCCCAGGTCCTCGCCACGCTCGCCACCCACCTCGACATGGTGAAGTGGGAGCAGAAAGAGGCGAACAAGGCATTTACCGAAGCCACGTCGGCGACCCGTGAGTACAACATCTTCAACAATACAGCCCAGGCAGGTATCGACAAGGCACGCAAGCACATCCACGAGCTCGCCATTGAGTTAGGAGAGAAACTCCTGCCTCTATACAAGCATATCATGACGAGCGGAAGCGCGATGCTGCGTTTCCTGAATGTGCTTGTGAACTTCTTTATCCAGTACAAGGGAGTGATTGTGACCTTCACGGCATCGTGGATTGCCTACAAGGTGGCGGTCAACGCCAGCAATATCGCTTTCAAGGCTCATTACTACTGGCTCGTCATCACAGAGGGAGCGCAGAAGTTGCTCGGAACGGCAACGCTGGCTCTTAAAATCGCCTTCTACGCTCTCACGGGGCAAGTCGAAAAGGCAAAGGCGGCATACACCGCTTTCCACCTTCTCACCAAGACCACGCCGTGGGGCATCATCCTCGCGGCTGTCACCGCATTGGGCGTGGGCATCTACAATCTCTGCACACGCACCGACGAGCTGACGAAGAAGACCGACGAGGCCGTCAAGGCAGCCAAAGGCTACAATGCCGAAGCCGTGAAAGAGCAGCACGAGCTTGACGTGCTTTTCGGCAAGCTCAAAGGTGCCGAAAAAGGCACGAAGGAGTATGAGGACGCGAAACGCGCCATCATCAACCAGTACGGCAAGTACCTCTCCGGTCTTATCAACGAGAAAGGCGAAATCCTCAATCTTGAAGCCGCCTACAACCGCTTGACACTGGCGGTGAGGCGGTCAGCCCAAGAGCGAGGCATCGCGGCAGCGCGTGAGCAGATAGACCAGGAATATTACAAGTCTCTCGCTTCGGGCTTGACAGACCTGCAAGCTGCGCTCGAAAGTGCCGGCGCTACCACAAGGGACGCAGCCGAGATTGTCGCAGCCGTCAGTTCTGCGATGGCGGCTGGAAAGCCCATTTCGCAGAACTATATCAATAGAATCAACGGCTACTCCAAAGGTATCGAATGGCGGTTGTTGCCCGACTGGGTGGGCGGCAGCCAGCACCCTTTCTGGGGCGGTGACAGCCGAAAGCCGGCTCCCATCGTCAATCGTATGTATAATGCATACGAGACCCACCGCAAAGGGCTTGCGGCTCTTGACGCTATGGAAGACGGCGTTTCACCATTGAGGCACATAGACAACTATTACCTCAAAGGCACCATCGGGCAGCTGGAGAAGATAGTGAAGAACAATCAGGCGGGCAACGCCATCGTGTTCATCGAAGGCACGCAGCAGGGAGAGTACAAGGAAGTCTCGGTTGCCGAAGCCAAGCAGCTCCTCACGCAGTACCGTGAGGAACTTGCCTACCGTGGCGCCAGCAAGACCGATGCCACTGGCTTGAACCTCGACACCACTGGCGGCACCGGCGGTGCGGCTGGCGGCGTGGGCGGCGCAACGCCCAAGACCACCAAAGGCGGCGGTCGTGGCGGCTCGCAGAAGTCCGAGGACAAGTTCAAAGCGGAGAAAGACTGGCGAGAGTACCAGGAAGCCTTGAACCGCATCGCCTACGCCACTGGAGAGAAGAACTACGAAGAATACACCAAGCGTATGCTGGAGATAGAACAGCAATTCTATGAGAAGCAGCTTGCCCATGCTGACCTCACCGCCAATGAGAGAATAACCATCCAAGCACAGCTTTATGAGGTGTTGCGAAAGCAGACCGAAGCCGCCAACAAGAAGACCATCGAGGACGAGAATCGGCTGTATGCGCTCCGAAAGTCGGAAACGCAGCAGCAGTACATCGACGGCTTGTTGTCGACCGAGGCGTACAACGAGCAGATGCAGCGCATCGAGCTTGAACACCTCAAAGCCATCAAGGACATCTACAGTGACCAGGCGTTCGCACCCATCACCGAGTGGGAAGAAACCAAGCGGCAAGCCGCAGAAATGATGCAGACGCAGTTCAACGGCAACGTCGACCTGCTCAACAGACCCGTCATTGACGCTCACGAGCTGACAAAGGCGGGCTGGAAAGGCAATCCGCAAAGCGAGGGAGAGGCCACCGCAACGGTGTACTCATCCCAATACGGCATCAAGGATGCTTCGGGAACGGTAAGGGAGATATTGGTGACTCCAATTCTCCCTGATGGCTCAGTCCTTACAGAGAAAGAACTGAAAGATTACGTCTACAAGACACTGCAAGGTGCAGAGGACATTCTCGAAGCCGATGACAAAGGATTGGTCATCGCCGTGGACGTAAGTGCCGACGGCAAGGCTGGCGAGAATCTGCACACCATGCAGGAAGCCTACTATTCGACAAAGCCGAATGTAGACGAGAAGGCATGGGCTAACTTCCTCGCTGCCGAAGAAGCATATCAGAACAAACTGATAGCCGAGCAGCAGCAGAAGCAACGTGAAGCAGAGGAAACCGAGCAGAAGCACCAGGCTGAACTCAAACGTATCAAGGACGAGTATTTCGGCAACAACGCAGCCGAAAACAAGGCTCTCTACGACGAAGCCTTGTCGAACCTTGATAAAGTGTACCAAGCCGAGGTCGCGGCGGCTGGCGACAATGCGGCAGAGAAACTGCGCATTGATGAAGCATACGAGAAAGCCAAGCTCGCCTTGAAGAAGAAGTACAATCAGCTGGGCGGCGAGGAAGACCGCAACGCCATGCAGAAGTGGAACCAGGATCTGCTCGACTGGCTCAATGGCGACGGCGGGCAAGCCGTCACCAAGAGCGTAGAGACACTGACATCGGGAATGTCAAGTATCTTCTCGCAGCTCTCCTCACTCGTGCAAGCCGAGATGGAGATTGAGACCGCTGCCGTGGAGAAACGCTACGAGCGTGAGGTGTCCATGGCAGAGGGAAACAAGTACAAGACCAAGCAGCTTGAAAAGCAGAAGCAGAAAGAGATTGCAAAGGTCAAGGACGAGGCGAATAGGAAACTGTTCGCCATGCAGGTAATCCAAGCCGTGGCGCAGACGGCGACCGCCGCCTTGAACGCCTACTCATCGGCTGCCGCTATTCCTGTGGTGGGCTACATACTCGCGCCTATCGCCGCAGCGATGGCCATTGCCGCTGGCGCAATACAGATTGCGACCATCAAGAAGCAACAGCAAGCCAGCACCGCGCAGGGCTATGCCCAGGGCGGTTTCACCAAGCAGGGCGCAGTCGACGAGGTGGCAGGTGTCGTTCACGCAGGAGAGTGGGTGGCAAGTCAGAAACTCCTTGCCTCGCCGGTGGCTCGCCCACTCATCGAGGCGCTGGACTATGCGCAGCGGACAAACACAATCGGCAGTCTCCGTCAGTCCGATGTGAGCCGCACGATTACTGCTCCCGCAGTACTGGCGCAGTCGCAAGCCCCGACGGTCATTGTTCAAGAGAACAAGACACTGCGTGAAACACTCGCTCGCTTGAATGAAAGGCTAAATGAGCCTTTCGTTACAGTGAACACCGTAACTGGTGATCTCGGTATCAAGCAAGCGCAGGACGATTACCAGCGACTGATGAACAATAAATCCCCGAAGAATAAACGCAAGTAGGGAAATTATGCCTACCTTTGCATAAACGAATGACTTTATACAAAGTCTAATATATAAAGAGAAGTTTATGAGCAACTATCCATATACAGCAGGCGTTAGGCTACTGATTATACCAGTAGCTATCGCTGTTGGCATAGTTGTTGGTCTGCTTGTAAAGTGGGATGCTGGATTATTGGCAGGTATTGCCACCATAATCCTTGCCCCTGTTTTATTCATGGTTTTCTCAAAGAGATTGCGCAAGCCTCTCATGGATGAGGAGGCAGAAAGAAAAGAAACGAAAGAAGTCAAAAAGTATGAGCGCAAGGAGAGAATCAATGAGCTAATCGACGGTGACGACATGGACTTTGTTCCTATGAATTGACAATATGAGAATAAAAGTATTTCTACATATTATCTTCATAATGATGGTCTTTGTCAGTTGTGATGACTATGACTATGACGAAGAAAACTATGTGCCACTTCATTTGGAAACGACTCTAAAGGATAATTGGCATACAACCATAGGTTATGCCTATACCGGAGGCGTTGTGAAAGACAAACATTACGACATGATTGGTAATGTGTTTTCAGATGGAAAAGTATTAGACAAGAATTATGACAGAGCTGGCACCATTATTAAACAAACCGAAACGACATATAAAGTCGAAGACAGCCATTATAATATCGTAGGCTATGTGAATATAGCGACTGGAGAAGTCAAGGATAGACATTATGATATTGTAGGCTACGGCAGTGGAGAAAACATTTGGAAAGCTGGAGTCATCTTACTCTTGTTTGACAAGTAAGTGCCTCGTCTTTTACAGCCATAGCCGGTTGAGTTACCTTTGCGTATCTCAACCGCTTTTATTATGGCTATATCACTACAAATCGACGGCAAGCAAGCAGCCTTGAAGAAAGGCTCGTCAATAGAGTATGTCTCCGAGAATCGTGCGTTTACCGACGCTGACGATTACAGCATGGAGATAGAACTGCCGCTTGCCGACTGTCCGCAGAACATCGCCATCTTCGGACTGATAACGCGCAAGGACATCGACACAGAAGAAATCTTCTTTGACGCTGTGTTGCAGGACACCAACTTCTACAAGCGTGGTGCAGTCGTTATCACAGGCATCACCAATGAAGCCGTCAAGGTGCAGTTCTTGGAGAAAAGAAGTTACCAGAACTTCTTTCCCCGCTTTGATGAGACATACATTGACGAACTCGACTTGGGAAGCTGGCCCGACATTTACCCCGACAATCTAAGCAGCGGTGGAATGAGCGGCAGTCCATCAGGACAGCAGCACACCTACGCCAGCCCTGCCCAGGTGTGGGCGAGGTGGCAGGACTACACCGCTTTGCCGTGGGTCAATAACTATTCGGGCAATCTTCAGAACTGCGCTCGCTGGAACGCTTCGCTCAACAAGTACGAATGGAAAGTCAATCCCGATGACGACGAGGACACGGACTATACCCGTGGCCTCTCGTTCCAGCCCAATCTGCTATGGCTGACAAAGCAGATCTGCGAAGCGTTGGGCTATGGTTATGACTTCTCATCGTGGGAGAACAGCGATTACAAGTACCTGCTTGTGGTCAACACCTTGCCTTATACTTGGGCGAACCGCAAGTGGGCGGCTGCGCTGCCGCACTGGACGGTCAACGAGTTTTTCAAGGAACTGGAAAAGCTCTTGCTCTGCGAGTTTGACATTGACCACGCAAAGGCTCTCGTCACCTGCTCGGTCACGAGCGAGAACGTGGGCAATGCCGGCACCATCTATATCGACAAGGTGATTGACGCTTTCTCGGTGGAAGTCTCCACCGACGAGGACAAAGACGGTTACAAGCCAATGCTGAATCAAGGCTTCGCAGAGGGCGGTCATAGATTGGATAACATCTATAACGCACAGTGGTACATCGACAAGAAGACACGAGCAGACGGTACGGTGACTTGTACCGAATGGCCCACGCTGCAAGACCTTTTCAACAGCAACTTGCCGCAGGATTCCGTCAGCGACACTGGCGGCGGTCGAAGCGACTACGCCCAATATCCAGGCGGCAAGTGGGGCTTGCACCATGTGCAGGACATAGATACTTACTTCGTTCTCGAAGTGATGAAACGTGTGGAGTACAGGACTACTCCTTTCACGATACACTCCGAGCACATGAAGTGGGGGAATGTGTGTAGGATGGTACCAGTGAACCGCTTCGGTCCAGTCATTCTCGACAAGGAGAATGAGGACGATGTAGAGGAGATAGGCATCATTCCTGCTTGGATAGACGAGACCGACGAGACCTATGGCAACGTCGTTTTCCTTGACTGCGGAGAGAGCGGTGACGACGACACGAACTCGGCACATCAGACACACCAGTACGTTCCCGATGGTGTGACGTGGCAGGAGCACGTCGAACCCGATGTGCCTATCCAGTTCGGGGCATTTTCAGCAGTGAGTGATGGAGAGAAAGAGAAGTCGGGTGCCGTGTTCGACAAGCTCTTTGTCGCCTTTTGGTGGGGCGACTACCTGCGCAACAAGCCGCAGTTGCCCCATCCGTGGACGGACACCTTCGACATGACCTATTCCTATGTCGCTCCCACAGTCCTCACGGACACGAGCCAGCTCACAATCATTTGGGGAGTGATATACAGCGGTCGCAACTACTCCCTGCGTATAAACAACAACGCCTACGGACAAAGCAGCGAGCGGTCAACCTACATCGAGGTTGACCAGAAGAAGAAGTACTCCTTCTCCTTCCTCGCTGATGAAATCCCCAATGTCCGCAGTCTGTTCTACATTGAGGGCAAGAAATACTTGTGCGAGAAAATAACTGCGACATTCACCGAGGCAGGAATGTCGCAATTACTGAAAATGACTTGTTACATGGTCAAGGAGTGAACTCTCTATGAATCAGTTGGAGTGTCTTCGTCATCTAGTGAACCCTTGAACTGCTTGACCCCATCATGGACGAGCATACTATGCTCTTGGATGTAGCGGTTGGTGGTACTCACATCGCTATGGCGTGCCTGGTCACGTGCCACAACCACACCCTGCTCGTTGGCAAGGTCTCGAATACCACTATCTTTCAATGAATAGAACTGGTATTCATCGCTCCAGCCCAATGCCTCACGCATCTTCTTCCATCGGCGGTTGTACTGGTCGGCATTGCATCGCTCAGGAGCAGGACGGAAATCTTTGCCAAAGAGGAAATAAGATGATGGATGAGCAAACACATTCAACTCAACCATAAGCTTCAGCACGGTATCATTGAGAGCGACCTTTGCGCTCTTTTTGTTCTTGCTGAAGTCCTCGCTCACAAAGATGGTCTTATCTTTGAGCGATATGTCGCCAACTTTTAGATAAGAAAGTTCGGTTGGGCGAATGAAAGTATAGTATTCCATGTAGCAAGCCAGCAGGAAGCATTTGTCTTCTCGCTTCAAATACTGACGCATTTGTTTGAGCTTAGTGGGCGACAAGTCCTTGCGGTGTTTCTTCTTCTCGTCAAGGGCAGGGATGTGGTCAACAGGATTGCTCTCGATGTACTTGCGAGAGACCATGAACTCGGCGAAGCTGTAGCACCAGCCACGATAGTTGTTGCGTGTTCGCTCGGTCACTCCACGGTCAAGGTAGAGCCAATCCAAGTAGTCGTTAATGAAAGCGCCATCAAACTGATAGGCGTACTTGATTGGCACTACACAAGAGGAGAGATACTGGTTGAGGATGTTCACTCGTGACTGATAAGTATGTTTGGTTTTGGACCTCGCTTTCTTATCAACATATTCCATATATCTTTCTAAGACATCTGATAATAAAGTAAACCCTCGGCTCTCTTGGGTGTTCACCCAGGGATTCCAGCCACCACGTAATTGATGGGTGACAGTCTCGATTATTTCCGCCGCTTTTCTTCTTCGCTCGCTCTTTTTTGGAATGCCATCGAGCATGTATTTCTTTCGTCTCATTTGACCAGTTGCGGGGTCAAAAGCGAAGAAATCGACGAACCAATTCTTACCTTCATGAAGTCTCGGATAGGTATATCCGAGCATTTCAGCAGCTGTGCTACATTTTTTTTGATACGACATTTTTTTAACATTTTTTGTCGGAACTTCCGGTTCGTCTAAAAAATGCAAGCCTGTAATCATGAAAATTTACTGTCCGAATTTTGTCCGAGTAAATTTAAAAAAATCGGGCTAAATTTCTGATTTGTAGAAATTTAACCCGAGTTTGGCGGAGAGGACAAGATTCGAACTTGCGGTAGAGTTACCCCTACGGCAGTTTAGCAAACTGCTGGTTTCAGCCACTCACCCACCTCTCCAGTGCCATTAGTGCTGAATTTTTCATTAAGCGACTGCAAAATTAGTGCTTTTTTTGTTATCTGCC